CCGCCCGGCACAACGCGAGCGATCGTGGCTGGCCAGGGCGAGCAGGAAGACCGCCAGTTCCTCCAGGTCGACACCCCCGAGTCCATCGCCGCCGAAGCGGACTGGGGCCGGCGGATCGAGAAGTTCGTCGACCAGCGCAACACCGACGACTGGACCGAGCTCCAGCAGGCCGGCGACGAGGTCATGGCCGACGAGGGCTTCACCGCGATCAACGTTCAGATCGTGCCGCTCGAAGACAGCCCCGTCCGCTACGGCAAGGAGTGGGGCCTGGGCGACCTGCTCACCGTCATCGTCGATGACCAGGAGCTTCAGTCGGTCGTGACCGGCATCGTCATCAAGGCCAACTCGGACGGCTTCAAGGTCGGCGCCCTGATGGGCGACGCGACCGGCTTCGACGCGAGCGCGGCCCTGAACAAGCGGGTGTCCAACACCGAGACCCGGCTCTCCGCGCTGGAAGCCAACACCGCCTCGTCGTCCAGCGCAGTCAACGATCAGATCCTTCAAATCATGGGGGTGTGGTAACCCGATGGCGAACGCGCCCAAGCGCCTGTCCAGGGGCAACACTTCGACGACGCTCACGAACGTCTACTCGGTACCGACCGGCGCGACGACGATCGTGACGAACATCGTGGTGGCCAACTCGGGTACCAGCGCGGCGACGGTCCTGATCCAGCTCAACGGGCTGGCGATCATCCCGAACACCTCGATCCCCGGCAACGGCATCTTCACCCTCGACATCGCCCAGGTGATGGACGCGGGCAACACGATCCACGTCCAGGGCAACACAACCACCTGCCAGTACTTCATCAGCGGAGTGGAGGTGACAGCCTGATGGGATTCAGCGTGATCCCGGAGCCTGCCATCTCGGGCTTCACCGGTCCGCAGGGCCCGGCCGGAACTGTCGCCGCCAACCAGGTGATCGACGGTGGCATCGGCGTGAACGACACGACCGGCGACCCGAACATCGACATCAAGAAGAACAACTCGCTGCGCTGGAAGATCCGCTCGGCCGGCACCGAGTCCGGCTCGAACAACGGGTCCGACCTGTGGGTGGAAGCCTTCGCTGACGATGGCACCACGAAGATCAACGACCCGATCTGGATCTCCCGCACGGGAGGCCAGGTCGTCATCGGCCAGGCCGACAGCGCGCAGGGCGGCGTAAGGCTCAGCGTCAACGGCGCCATCGGCACTCGGGACCTGACCGCGGACCCGGCGACGACGAGCATGGGAGCGCAGCTCTACTCGAAGTCCGGCAAGCTCTGGGTTCAGACCGGGAGCGGCGCCGAGAAGTTCCAGGTCGTCGAGTCGCTGCCGAGCAAGGCGAACGCGACGCTCAGCGCGACGTACATGAACATCGACAAGGCGGCCGGCAACTACCGCGCATACCGCTGGCTGACCGATGGCGTCAGCCGCTGGGAGGCCCAAGTCGATGACGTCGCCGAGGCCGGCTCGGCTGTCGGCTCCGACTTCCGCCTGTCTGCCCGCAACGATGACGGCTCGTTCAACAAGACCGTCATCCACGCCAAGCGGTCGGACGGCACGATCACCTTCGGCACGACGGTGCACCACGGCACGGCGCAGGTCACCTCGGCCGGCGCGGTCGGCCTGCGAGACATCACCACCGATCCGGCCACGGCCACGGGCGGCGTCTTCCTGTACTCGAAGGGCGGCCTGCCCTACATCAAGCAGGCGGACGGCACGGTGTTCCAGGTCGGGGCTGGCGGCGGCACGGCCCCCGTCTCCTCGGTCAACACCAAGACCGGCGCGGTCGTCCTGGCAGCGTCTGACGTGAACGCCCTGCCGTCCAACGCGGACGGCTCGACGTCCGGCAGGGTCACCTCGGCGAAGGGCTTCACGGTCACGTCGACCGACGTGAACCAGAACCCCATCGTCTCGGACTCTCCGACAGGGCAGGCGGCCCGCCTTCAGGTCATGCGCGTGAACGGCGTGGACATGTTCTCGCTGGACGCGTCCGGCGCCTTGACGCTCGCGGCCGGCCTGACCGCTGGCGGGACGAGCACAGTCCCCAACCTGCGCGTCGGCTCGTCCGGCACCTTCGGTGGCGCGTCCGGGTCGGTCGTCGCCATGGCCAACGTGGGCACCACCCCCACCTCGAACCCGGTCGGCTCGATCCTCTACACCTCCGCCGGTATCCCACGGTTCCGCGAGTCGAACGGCGCCGACTACGCCGTGACTCCTCCGAGCTCGTTCACGCCCGAGTCGCTGGGCGTCCTCGCATGGGCCGGCGACCCCGGCACGCTCGCGTCAGGCAGTGACTACTCCGGTGTTGGACAGGGCCGTATGACAGCGGTCTACATCAGCCGGGCCATGTCGGTCTCGAAGATCGTCTGGCACATGCAGGGCTACGCGGGCGGTCTGCTCACCGGCTCCTGGGCCGCGATCTACGACACGGCCGGCACCCTGAAGGGCGCGACCGGCGACATGAGCACCGCGACGTACGAGCCTGCCACGCAGTCCGTGACCGCTGGCGGCTGGTCCTCGGCTCCGCTGACGGCATCGGTCACCCTGTCGCCCGGCGTCTACTACGTGTGCTGGCGGTTCAGCTACACCGCCTCCCCGGTCGATGGTCCGGCCCTGGCCCGCTGGGACAGCACCGGCACGACGAACGGCCCGATGGGCCTGGGCACTTCGGTCTGGCGCTTCGCGAAGTTCACCAGCTCGGCCACCACTGCGCCGTCGACCATCACCCCGTCGTCCCTGTTCTCCGCCAACGGCGTCCAGTTCTGGGTCGCCCTCGCGTAAGGAGGTGCTGGTGGGAGCTTCCCTGTACCCGCCCCCGCAGGCCCCGGCCGTGACGGCGACCGTGGTCACATCCGGCTTCACGCCGACGTCCGGCTTCACCGTCAACAACTTCGAGGCGAGGAAGATCAACGGCGTCTGTTCGTTCGGCCTCGACCTTTCCGTGGTGACCACGATCAGCGCCGGCTCGGGGCCGCCTTGGAACCTGCCCGACACCGTGATCGGCACCCTGCCCGCGGGCTTCACCCCACCCCGGACGTACACCGCCGTCTTCGGCACTGGCTTCGCGGACGGCGAGGCGGACGTCACGTCCAGCGGCACGGTCACGCTTCGCAGCACGAACTCTTACGACATCACCGCCGGGAACACCGTCAGGATCTCCGGCTCCTGGGTGATGTAACCCCCTTCTACTTCCGACCCCTCGGGCCTCACGGCGCGGGGGGTCTTCGCGTTCCCCAAGGAGGCCCCCCGCGTGACGATCACGTCCTACCCCTTCGACAACACCGCGGTCACCGAGACCGACTACTCCCGCCTGTTCCGCGAGTTCCAGAGCACGGGCGTTGCTGACTCTCTGGGCGGTGTGTCGTTCTACGCGTACGCGGACGGCACTGGCATGACCGTGAAGGTCAGTTCCGGGTTCGCCATCATCCGCGGCCACGCCGTCTACTCGACGGCCACCGAAGTACTGCCCATCGCAGCCGCGGGCACCTCGGCCCGCGTCGACCGCGTGGTCCTGCGCCTGGACCCGGTCGCGAACAGCATCACCCTCGTCGTGCTCCAGGGCACGGCCGGCTCGTCGACTCCGCCCGCCCCGACGCAGACCGACACCGGCACCTACGAGTTCCCCCTGGCGACCGTCGCGGTCGGCGCGAACGTCACCTCGATCGCCGCAGCCGCGGTGACTGGCGAGCGGAAGTTCATCGGCAACACGGTCGGCGCCTGGACGACGAGCACGCGCCCGACCGTCAACCTGCGCATCGGCCGGCTCGGCTACAACAACGACACCAAGGGCTGGGAGTTCTGGAACGGCACCGCGTGGGCGGACGTCTCGCAGGCGGCGGACTGGTCGACCATCAGCAACAAGCCCGCCACCTTCGCGCCCTCGACGCACACGCACGCTTGGACTGACGTCACCGGCAAGCCGACGACGTTCGCCCCGTCCGCCCACACCCACGACTGGGACGACGTCAGCGGCAAGCCCAGCACGTTCGCGCCATCGACTCACTCGCACACGTGGTCCTCGATCACCTCGAAGCCGACCACCTTCACGCCGGCCTCGCACTCCCACTCCAGCTACTTGGAGTCCGGCGACACGATCTCCTGGGCGAACGGTTCGAAGAAGCCGTACTCGAACACCGCCACTGACGGCACCTGGTACGCGGTGTGGGTCGAGGGGTCGGGCACGTTCTGCCGCAACACCTCGGCGAGGAAGTTCAAGGAGAACATCCAGGACTTCGAGATCAACCCGGACACCGTGCTGAAGATGCGGCCGGTGATCTACGACCGCAAGGACCAGATCGACGAGGAGACCGGCAAGGTCCGCCCCGGCCGCAAGGGCGAGGTCGGACTGATCGCGGACGAGGCGCACGACCTCGGCCTTGAGTGGCTGGTCCAGTACATGGACGGCGAGATCGACGCCCTTCGCTACGACCTCCTCGGCGTCGCTCTGCTTCCTGTGGTGCAGCGCCAGGCCGCGCAGATCGAAGACCTCGAAGGCCGCCTCGCGGCGCTGGAGGCCCGTCTGTCGTGACGGTCCTCGCCATGGAGCCGAGTGTGCAAGTTGCGCTGGTGACCGCAGGAAGCACGGTGATCGTCGCCCTGGTGGGCGTCGTCGTCGAGCTCCTGCGGCGTCAGGCCGGCGCCCTGCGCGAGGTGCGCGAGCACGCCCAGGAAGCCCGCGACCAGGTGGCCAACACCCACAGCACGAACCTGCGCGACGACCTCGACGCGGTGGCCTACCGCATCGACCGAGTCCTCGCCCTCCAGGAGCAGCACAGCACGGACATCGCCGCGGTGCGCTCCGACATCGCCCACGAACGCCGAGAGCGCCTGGCCGTTGCCGAACGCCTCGACGACCACATGGCCGCGACCGCGGCCTGATCCTCAAGGAGGACAGAACACAGTGAGTTCACAGGTAGAGAAGGTTCTCGCGCTCGCCGAGGGCGAGGTCGGGTACCACGAGGGATTTGCCAACGGGCACTGGAACAACAAGGAGAAGTACGCGGGCGAGGTGCCGGGCCTGGCCTGGGCCGACTACCAGGCGTGGTGCGCCACGTTCGTGAGCTGGCTCGCCTACAAGGCCGGCGTCTCGGACCTCTTCCCGCGCACCGCTTCCTGCCTGACCGGCGTGAACTGGTTCAAGCAGCGCGGCCGGTTCAGTGCGTATCCCGCGATCGGTGCCCAGGTCTTCTACGGGAAGAACGGCGGCACGCACACCGGCATCGTCTACGACTACGACGCCGACTTCATCTACACGATCGAGGGCAACACCAACGCGGACGGCTCGGCCGAGGGCGACGGCGTCTACAAGAAGAAGCGGCTGCGGCGCAGCGACAACACGTACGGCTACGGCTACCCGAAGTACGCCGAGGGCATCAAGTCCGCCGACCCTGCCTTCAAGAACGAGGCGCCGAAGGCGGAGGCCAAGCCCGCCCCGTCCAAGCCCGCCCCGGCCAAGCCGAAGCCGGCCCCGGCGAAGTCGACGATCGTCGCCCTGAACAAGGCGGTGAAGCCGGGCGCCACGCACGCCCAGGTGAAGGAGCTCCAGCAGCTCCTCGTGAAGGCCGGCTACGGCCCGATCAAGGGCGCGTACACCGCGTACTACGGGGCGGAGACGCAGAAGGCCGTGGCCCGCTTCCACAACAAGAACCCGCAGTTCAAGAGCGCGGGCAAGTCGTACGACCCGGCGATCGGGGCGTCCGGCTTCAAGCACCTTCAGCAGGAGGCTGGTCGTAAGTGAGCAAGCACGCAGCACCCACCCGTAAGGCGGTCTCGCTCGTCGTGGGCCACCTGCCCACCCGGTACCGCTCGAAGACGGGGCTCGTCGCCGCAGCCCTCGGTGTGATTCTTTCGCTTGCCTCCGTGTTCGCGACCGATCACCCCGAAGTCGCGGTCGCCATACAGGCCCTGACCGCGCTGGGCTTCGTCGAGAAGTCCGAGTAACACGAACGCCCCCGCTGGCCGTCTGGCTGGCGGGGGCGCTTGTCGTGTCTTCAGTCCTGTTGCTTCTGGGCCTCGATCTCGTCGAGGGTCACAACCTTGGCGCGGCGCCGGCCGCTCGTGGTCTTCTTGGCCGTTGCCGGCTTCTCGGCCGGCACCTTCTTGGCCGGTGCCTTCTTGGCGGTTGCCTTCTTCGCGGGGGCCCTCTTTGCTGGGGCCTCCTTGGCTGTGACCAGGATGTTCGTGGGCGCCTGCTTGACCGGCTCGGGCTCAACCTCGGGCGCCGCGTCGGATGCAGGCTCCTCCCCGGCCTGCTCCTCTTCCTTCTGTAGTTCTGCGATCAGCTCCTCGATCTTGACGGCGTGCCTCGCGCACAGATCAGCAGAGAACTCGCGGCCGTCGCTGACCTTGAGCTCATACGTGAGGGCGGGCACCTCGCCGTCCTTGTCGCAAGCGGTGACCTGGATCTTCATGAGCCCTCCGTGTGCAAGTTTCTCAGTGCAAGTTTCTCAGTGACTTGCGCCATGCGGTGTGCAAGTTGACGCTGGCTGAAGTAGTGTGGAAGTGTAACGACCCGTCAAGATCATTTACGAGAGGAGCTACATGCCAGCCAGCAAGATCGTGAACGAGTCGGAAGTCATCCGCTGGTTCGAAGAAGGACGCACGTACCAATGGATGATCAACGAGTACAAGCGTAAGTACGACATCGACACCGTGGCGTCAATGTGGGGGAACTTTCGCAGAAGGAGGGGCCTTGATCCGCGGATCGTCCGGGACACGGAGCTGATCCCCTGGGAGATCAAGGCCGATCATCGCTGGAAGTACCCGGTCGCGATGCTCAGGCTGGAGGCTCGCGTCAGGGCCGGCGCCAAGCTGACCAAGGATGAGCAGGCCAGGCTCGCCTCATGGCGGGAGATGCTGGCGGAGGCGGGGGCGGTCGTGCACTACGACCCCGAGACAGAGGACGGCTTCTTCTACGTCCCACGTCAAGAGGGAGACGATGACCTCATCCACCGGCCAGACAAGAACGCAAAGTTGCGATCCACAGACAAGGAGGCCATGTAACCCCACAACTGAATACGCAAAGCACAGAGACCCCGGCGTTCGAGTCACCGGGGTCTCTGTCTGGTTTTCACCGTACATCCCGGTAGGTCTACCTTCAAATTCCGTTCATTCTGTACGCGTGACCCGTACAACCATCGGTGACCCTGGCGAGTCGTAGCGGGTATGTGGAACCTGTGAGTCCCATTTACCGCTGAGTAACGTTCGTACACGCGTACGAATTTTGCGAGTGTGATGATCCTGTGTTGACAAAGCTTTGAAGTTCAACCAGGATGATCGACGTAAGCGCAACTTACACACTGAGGGGGTCTGTAGATGGTTCTGTCAGATGGGGAGCTGAGGCGGCTGGGGCCTTTCGTCCCTGCCGACGAGGATGTTCCTCATGAGGGCGCGCTTCCCGACCTCTACGCACTGGGAGGGTGGCGTGGGGAGTACAGCTCCCCAGACGGCCTGATCGTCCTGCGCGTGGACGAGGAAGCGTATGACTTCCACATTGACGCGAAGCCGGACCACAAGTCCGCCGACATGCGAGCCGTCCTGGCAATGGCTGAGAGCCGCGGCCTTGAGCCGCTGGACGAGGACGAGTGCGAGCCCGAGATCCTGGAAGACGGCACTGTCCGGATCTACCTGGCGCACTTCGAGCAGCCGGCCGAGCTGGAGAAGCCGGCCGAGCCGACGCGAGTCGACTACATCGCAGCCCGCAAGAACATCAGGCGCATGACCGTCGGCTTCGGCCTGGCGGCCAGCATCGTGACGGCCCTGCTGATACCGAGCCCGCTACAGCATGTGAATGTTTCGCCTACCGCTGACGACACGGTCGTCACCCACAAGGGCAACAGCCCTGCCTCCCTGTCCCCGAACAAAGGAGCACTGAGTGGCACTGAATCTCATCGACCTACCGCAAGCCCGTCCGGTACATCCGAACCTCTCCGTTCCAAGGGACGGGTGGGGGCGACCGCTCATCGTGCCGCAGCAGGGGGGAAGGCCCAAGGGGCACACCCGAACGACGACGTTCATCGACTGCATCGAGGACAAGAGCAGTCTGACGGACTGGGCAAAGCGGATGGTCCTGGTGGGAGCAGCCCGACGCCCCGACCTGGTGGAACGAGCCCGTCACCTCGACCCGGAGGTGAAGGAGGACAAGGCATCGCTGAATGCCTTGGCGGAGTCCTTGACGGACTCCTCGGGAGCAAATGACAAGAGCCGGCGGGGCACCTACCTGCACGACCTGACCGAGTACGTCGACCGGGGCGAACCGCTTCCGGCCGGCATCTCGGGCGAAGACCTGGACGACATGGCCGCTTACATGGTCACGACCTCAGTCCTCAAGGTGATCGCTGTCGAGCAGTTCGTGGTAGTGCCCGAGCTGGGTGTCGGCGGGACGTTCGACCGGCTGTCGTACTACGAGGGCCCTGGCCCGGACGGCAAGCCGATCGCCGGCAACTTCATCACGGACACCAAGACCGGGTCGGTGCAGTACGGCAAGCTGAAGATGGCGTCGCAGCTCGCGGTGTACTCCCGCGGCAAGCTGTACGACCACACCAGGTTCCCGGTGAACCCTTCGGACAAGAAGGAGTTTGCCGCCTGGAAGAAGACCGAGTTCACCGCTGAGGAGGCCGCCTCGGCGTACTCGGACCTGCCGCCGGTCAGTCAGGACTGGGGCATCATCGTCCACCTGCCCGCAGGGACGGGCGAGTGCGAGTTGTACTGGGCCAACCTGAACATCGGGTGGCGGCTGGCGCAGCTTGCCTTGACGATCAGGCAGGAGCGCAGCACCAAGGGGGCCCTCGTTCCCTTCGTGAGCCACGTCACGAAAGACGGAGTTGCTTTCGACTCCGCGAGTGTGTAAGTTGGACAACGTCAACGGGGAACGCCCCGGAGGCGACGGTGGCGACAGCCCTTCACTTTACACCGGGTGTGTAAGTTGGACGGCGACAGTGAGAGAGGAGCACCGCACAGAGTGAGCGAGACAACGGTCACGATCAAGTACGGCAAGGGGTATGACGACACCTGGGCCGTCTTCCGGGGGAGGCCCGAGGAGATCCGGTCGGACATCCTGTCGTACTTCGGGATGGACCCCGAAACGCAGCGAGGGCTCAGCCTGAGCAGCATCGTCATCAACGCCACGAACGTGGCGCACGGCAAGGGCCTGATCGCAACGGCCCTCGGTGCGACGGTCGTTGAGGAGACCACCACCGACGAGCCGGCCCGTCCGTCGTCCGACCCGTGGGCGGCTGCGGCCAGCACCACCCCGGTCCACACCGTCGCCGACCAGGCGCCGGCCAAGGAAGACCCGAACGCCTGGATTCTCGGGGAGATCGAGAAGCAGACCGACGTTCAGGGGGTGAAGAAGCTCTGGGCCGAGAACCAGTCCTTCTTCAGTGACGCGTCGGTCATGGCCGCCTGGAAGGCCAAGGGCAAGGCCCTTCAGGAGGCGACCGCTTGAGCAAGGTGACGATCGTCGGATCGGTGACGTACGCGGTCGAGCTCGACATCCCCCTCGGCTTTCTGGTGGACGAGCGCGAGTTGGCCCGTCAGCAGACGAAGGAGCTGAAGCGGACCATGCGGGCCGGCACTCCCGAGGGCTCCAAGCTCCTGGACGTGCAGGCCACTCACGTGGTCGTGACCGGGCCGCGCTGGTAGTGCGCCGCAGGCCCAGTAAAGGCGAGGACATCGCCACCATCATCTTGCTCGTGGTCGCCCTGATCGCGAGCGTCTGGACCTGGACGTCCGCCCCTTGCGGGCTCTGGTCCCTTGCAAAGGCCGGCGACATGCCGTCCCGCTGCCTCGACATCAAGTAACTCGATCAAAGGAGAACCCACACAGTGACTTTCGCTCTCAACCTCAAGGAACTCCCGGTCCAGGGCGGCGGCTGGTTCAAGCCGAAGGACAACATCAACGCCGTCGCCATCCTGGTGGAGGTCCACTCCTTCGAGCGCCAGCGCCCGACCCCGAACGGCCCGAAGGACTCGGCCCTCGCTGACGTGACGGTGTTCCTTGACGGCGGTTCGCTCCAGGCCGGCACCCCGCAGGTGACCAAGGGCCAGCGCATCGAGCAGACCATCCTCGCCCGCGACTTGGAGACCATCGTCGGCGGCGCCACGATCGTGCGCCTGGAGCAGGTACCCCCGAAGAAGCCCGGTGCTCACCCGGCGTGGGTGTGGCGTCCGGTCACCGATGCTGGCGTGCGCAACGCCGTGATCGCCTACGCCGAGAAGCGTGAGGCCACCGCGGAGGCCGCCCTGGCTGACGTCCCCGACTTCGACTGATCCGAGTGTGTAAGTTTCACGGCGTGTGGGAGGGAGGTGCATGACGGGGCGAGCGCCCCGAGGAGGGAGGTTCCAGTGAGACCGAGCTGGGACGAGTGGGCCTTGGGTATTGCCGAGGCCGTGGCCACGCGAGCGGACTGCACGCGGGCCCAGGTCGGCGCGGTCATCCTGAGCAAGAGGAACAGGGTGATCGGCCAGGGGTACAACGGCCTTCCGGCCGGGGTGCCTGGATGTGCCACCGCGGGGAACTGCCCGCGAGGCCGGCTGTCCGTCGAGGCGTGTGCTCGCGACAGCGACTACTCGAACTGTGCGGCCACCCATGCGGAGCGGAACGCGATCGAAGACGCCCTGGACAAGGGCATCGACGCGTCGGAGCTCCAGGCCGCGACTCTCTACGTCACGCGCAAGCCGTGTCCTGCTTGCACCACCTTGATCACCGCCGTGGGTATCCGGCGCGTGGTCGTCGAGCGAGAGGAGATCGGCAACCAGTGCTCACCCCCGGAAGGTCCCTTGCGCTTCATGCTGAATCGGGCCGTGAACTCCCGCGGGTAGAGGCGTTCGACGACCTCTACGCGATGGGCGTCCGTCCCCGGCATGGCGAGGTCGTCATGATCGCCGGACGGAGTGGCACACAGAAGTCGGGCTTCGCCCTGTTCTGGGTTGCCCAGATGAATCTCCCCACCCTGTACTTTTCCGCCGACATGAGCGCCTTCACGGCCAGCTCGCGGCTCGCGTCCATGGCGACGCGGGACACCACGACGATGGTCGAGGCCGGCATGGCGGAGGGCGGGAAGTACCGCCAGGCGTACATCGACGCGCTCGCCGACTCGAAGATCACCTTCTCGTTCGGGTCGCCCATCTCCTGGCGTGCGATCGACGAGGAGCTGGAGGCGTACGTCGAACTGTGGGACGCGTACCCGGAGATCCTGGTGTTCGACAACCTGATGGACTTCGAGAACGCCGAGTCGGACTACACCGAGCAGATGGCCGTGATGCAGGGCTGCACCGAGCTGGCCCGCGCGACCGGCGCGACCGTCATCATCCTGCACCACGCGAGCGACAAGGCATGGGAGGCGAAGACATCCCCCTGGAACCCGCCCTCGCGCGACCAGGTCAAGGGCGGCCTGTCCGAGAAGCCCGAGCTCGCCCTGTCCGTGGCGCTCGACCCCACCTCGCTCGCCTACCACGTGGCGTGCATCAAGCAGCGTATGGGCCCGTGCGACCCGACCGCGCAGCGCTACGCCACGATGATCTGTGAGCCCGAGTACACCCGCTTCAAGAAGGCGGAGCGCCGGGCAATCATCCAGGAAGCGAAGCAGGCCGAAGAGTGGTCACCCACCAAAGTCGCCTTGACCATGGGTTCCTGAAGTGTGTAAGTTGGACGAACCGCCGAGCGCTGAGCTCGGCTTTACGAGAGCGAGGTGTGTAAGTTGAGCAACAGCGTGGCGGCGCGGAACCGGCGCAACAAGCGCAAGGGCGCCGAGTGGGAGACCGAGCTGCGGGACGGCCTGCGCGGCGACGGCTTCGACATCGAGTCCCTGCGCCTGGCCGGCGCCGAGGACGAAGGCGACATGGTCATCCGCGAGGGCAGCGGCACGTACCTGGTGATCGAGGCGAAGAACGCCAAGTTCGAGCCGGGCGTGTTCCTCGGTGAGGCCCTGGTCGAGCGGGAGAACTTCGCCAAGCACCGCGGCCTGGACCTCGAAGACGTCGAGTCGATCGTGGTCGTGAAGCGCCGCGGGAAGAACTGGCGCCAGGCGTTCGTGCTCACCACCGTCGAGGACTACTTCGACTTGGAACCGCGGTGATCGGCTTCATGGGTTGGGAGTTCACGGACTACGACGCGGCATGGGACGAGGCGGAAGCCTTCTTCGCCTACGTCGAAGACCCCGACGCCGACCTGGCCCTGGTCCTCGCCGTCGAGGAGTGGCTGGGGGTGCGCCTGTGAGATGGCGCCGAGTCGAGGAGCGGGGCGGCGGGGGAGAGGACGTGAAGCCCACCCTCGAAGCGGCCATGGAGCACTTCGGCGTGAAGTTCAACTCCAGCCGCAACACCGGCATGGCGCAGTGCCCGCTCCACGACGACCGCACCCCCTCGTTCTCGTACCGCCTCGACGAGGGCCTGTGGAACTGCCACTCCTGCGCGAACGGCGGGGACAGCTTCACCCTCATCGCCAAGTACAGCGAGATGCAGGAGGGCAAGGAGCTCACCTTCCCCGAGGTGAAGCAGTACGCCAAGGACAAGGCCATCGAAGAGGGCGCGGCACCGGCCCGCGAGGAGACGTACACCAGCCGCTACGGAGGCGGGCGGCGGCCGGCGAGCAAGTCGTCCGCACGCAAGACAGGCGGCGGCTACGTCCCCGCCTGGAAGAGG